CACAATTGTGAGAAGGGCACTAACGTCCAGAACCTCTTGAAGTACATGGACGAGGCTCTGTACAAAGAATATATAAAAGAAAAACTGGTCGGTTCATCAGACAAACAAACTTTTGAACAACCAAAGTCTTTTAGATACTACTTCAGACCAAAGGGATTGACAAAAGTCTCTAGTCTCCGACACGACCATCCTGTAAAAAAATACGTGCAAAGTCGCAAGATTCCTGCCAACCGGCAGTGGCAGATCTTCTATGCTCCCAAATTTTATAAGTGGGTAAATACAATTATCCCTAATAAATTCGCCTCTGTCGAGGGTGATCATCCAAGACTAGTTCTGCCTTTCTATGACGAGAAAGGAAAAATATTTGCCTTTCAGGGAAGGGCTTTCGGTGACGAAACTCCTAAGTATATAACCATCAAGTTAAATGAAGAGAAAGAAAAAATTTATGGTCTAGATCATGTTGATTGGAATAAAACGGTCTACGTTGTTGAAGGCCCAATCGACAGTCTGTTTTTAAACAATTGCATTGCCACCGCGCAAGGGGATCTCCGAGTAGGTTCTCAAGATAACGTTGTCTTGGTTCCAGATAATGAACCTAGAAACAAACAAATTGTTGAGAACATTGAAAGATATATTATGGAAGGATATCGGGTAGTAATATGGCCCAAAGAACTACAAGAAAAAGATGTTAACGATATGATTCTTTCTGGGAAAACCGAGAGAGAAATAAAAGATATTATTGCACAGAACACCCACGAAGGGATGTTGGCCAAAGTGCGATTAGCTGAATGGAGAAAGGTGTAAACATGGCAAAACAGGAACATATGGGTATTCAAATAGATTTATCCAGAGATGCATTGTTTGATAAGTTAGGAATTCAAAGATTAAAAGAAAGTTATATGCGAGAAGACGAAGAGTCTCCTCAAGAAAGATTTGCCTTCGTAAGTAAACAGTTTAGTTCAAATCCAGAACACGCACAAAGATTATACGACTACGCCAGTAAACACTGGTTATCATATTCAACCCCAATACTCTCCTTTGGAAGATCCTCCAAAGGTATGCCTATTTCATGTTTTCTAAACTACATTAACGATACCGCTGAGGGACTCGTAGAGAACCTCTCAGAGACGAACTGGTTATCCATGATGGGTGGTGGAGTAGGCATCGGATTCGGTATCAGGGCGTCTGATGACAAGTCTACGGGGGTTATGCCGCACCTCAAGACATACGATGCATCTTCTCTTGCCTATCGACAGGGAAGGACTCGAAGGGGTAGTTATGCTGCATACCTAGACATTTCTCATCCAGATGTGATGATGTATCTTGAGATGCGAAAGCCTACCGGCGATCCAAATGTTCGTTGTTTGAATCTGCATCATGGTATCAACATTAACGATAGGTTTATGGAACTTGTTGAACGGTGTATGGTAGATCCCGATGCTGACGATGGTTGGAATCTCTGTGACCCACACTCTGGTGAGATCCGTGAAACGGTATCTGCAAAAGCCCTGTGGCAAAAGATCCTAGAATTAAGAATGGAGACGGGTGAACCCTACATTCATTTTGTAGATACAAGTAACGAGGCTATGCCAGAATTCCAGAAGGAACTGGGACTAAAGATTAATCAGTCAAACCTCTGTTCTGAAATTATTTTGCCGACAAACAAAGACAGAACTGCGGTGTGTTGTTTGTCATCTGTAAACCTTGAACACTATGACGCATGGAGTAAGAATAGTTTGTTCTTGAAAGACATGGCAGAGATGCTTGATAATGTGTTGCAGTATTTTATAGACAATGCGCCAGACGCAGTAAGTCGTGCCAAGTTCTCGGCTACCAGAGAACGAAGCATTGGTGTTGGTGCGTTAGGATTCCATGCATACTTGCAAAGCAAAAACCTACCTTGGGAAAGTGCAATTGCAAAGGGTACCAACCTAAGAATATTTAAATTGATACGGAGTAAATTGGATGACGCGAATTTGGAATTGGGTAAAGAACGAGGAGAGGCGCCTGATGCAAAAGGCACGGGAAGACGGTTTAGTCACGTTATGGCTGTCGCTCCTAATGCTTCTAGCAGTATCATTATGGGTAACACTAGCCCTTCCATTGAACCTTATAGGGCAAATGCTTACCGCCAGGATACTTTATCTGGATCTTATCTTAATAAAAATAAGCATCTGGATATCCTTATTAAAAATAAGATTGAAGATAATCCTAAACTCGATTACGACCAAATCTGGTCTTCGATCATAGCAAACGATGGGTCTGTGCAACATTTGAATTTCTTGGATGATTATGAGAAAGATACGTATAAGACTTCGATGGAAATAGATCAGAGATGGGTGATTGAACACGCTGCTGATAGACAACAGTATATCGATCAAGCGCAATCACTTAACTTGTTCTTCCGTCCAGATGTGAATATCAAGTATCTTCATGCAGTACATTTTCAGGCATGGAAACAAAAACTTAAAACGCTTTACTACTGCCGTTCAGAAAAACTTGGAAAGGCAGACAGAGTTTCTAACCGAATAGAAAGACAAATAATCAAGGAGATAGACATGACTGCACTCGTGAACAATGACGAATGCTTGGCATGTGAGGGATAACCTATGACAACAAACACAAGACTAACAGACGAAAGAACATATTTCAAACCATTTAATTATCCTTGGGCATATAACGCTTGGTTAAAACATGAACAAAGTCACTGGCTGCATACCGAAGTGCCTATGGCTGAAGATGTGAAAGATTGGAAGAACAAACTTAGTCAAGAAGAAAAGTCGTTTCTTACAAACATTTTTAGATTCTTTACACAGGGTGACATTGATGTTGCAGGGGGGTATGTAAACAACTATCTGCCGTATTTCCCACAACCCGAAGTACGCATGATGCTTGCAGGGTTTGCGGCTAGAGAGGCGTTACACGTTGCAGCATACTCACACCTCATTGAGACTCTTGGTATGCCGGAGTCTACATACAACGAGTTTCTAGAATACGATGCGATGAAAGACAAACACGAGTACTTTGTGGACTTGTCAAATTCAAACGGAACTAAAGAATCCGTTGCAACAAACATTGCTGCGTTCAGTGCTTTCACTGAGGGTATGCAGTTGTTCTCTTCGTTCATTATGTTGTTGAACTTTCCACGACATGGTAAGATGAAAGGCATGGGTCAGATTGTTACTTGGTCAATCGTTGATGAAACGATGCACGCTGAGTCTATGATTAAATTATTCCGTACCTATGTAGAAGAGAACCTTGAACTTTGGAATGACACGTTGAAGGGAAAGATCTATACTATTGCTGAACAAATGGTTGAACTAGAAGATAAGTTTATTGATCTTGCCTTTGCTATGGGGCCAATGGACAACCTTACACAAGAAGATGTGAAGAAGTATATTCGTTATATTTGTGACCGCAGACTTATCAGTCTTGGTCTCAAAGGAATCTTCAAAGTGAAAAAGAATCCGTTGCCTTGGGTTGAAGAAATGATCAACGCACCAACACACACAAACTTCTTTGAAAACCGTGCTACGGACTATGCTCGTGGTGCACTCTCAGGAGATTGGGGTGATGTTTGGGGTAAAGCTTAAAGGAGAGTTACATGAAAGTAACGATTAATTGTCCCGATTGTGATGCTACTTGTGTGATAACCCATTCAATGGATGATCGAGAGTACTCGGTGGACTATTGTCCATTTTGTGCTTCAACGATGTATGATAGTGATGACTATCGTGAAGAAATTGATTTAGATCCAGATGATGATGGAGATTATTGGGAATAGTTTATGATTGTTTGTGGTGGTTGTTCGTTTACGGACGCAGACCAATCTTATTATTCGTATCCAGTTTGGCCTGAAATCTTAGGAGACATGCTTGGGGAACCTGTTATAAACGTTGCTAAAGGTGGCGCAGGCAATGAATACATTGCTGACAGGGTTATCGAAGCTTTAGAAGGTCGATGGCATGATTGGAAAACTGGAACATGGAACGACACCACAGAAAGAGTTAACCATGTGTTTGTTCTGTGGTCTGGGTTTACTAGGTATCATCTGAAGTCTGATGACAACAATTTTACCAAAATAAACCCAGGCCCACACATGGATAGTTTATTGTTCGGTGATGTTGGCCCAAACGCAGGGGGCATTGATCAACTTTGTGAAACATTGAATTATCATTTTAACCACCCTGCAAATCCCATAGATAAATCTCTTCATGCATTTTTTAAGTTGCAGAACTATTGTAAATTAAAAAATATAAAACTAGTTGGTGCCTCTGCCTTTCCTAATATAATTCGCCAGAGAACAATAACCGAAAATTTTACAGAGAAAGAGATTGTTAAGAGTTTTATATCTCACCCACTGTTTTCTAAAATAGAAGACACCTTTGTTGGTTGGCCAATACTCGAAGGCTTGGGTGGGAAATGCATAGTTGACCAAACCAAACTACTTCCGCCGGGGAAAGGGGCTGGACATCCCAGTGAATCTGGACAGGTACAAATAGCTGAAAAATTTTATGAGGAATGTGATGTTGCAGGTTGAAAGAGCGGTAATTGAAATTGCTGGTGGTTGTAACTATTCTTGTTCTATGTGCCCACAAACTACAGGTAGAGGGAAAGATTGGACAAGAAAAATGTCTTTATCACAATTTGAAGACATCCTTCAGCAATTAGATGGTTCTCCGG